CTAGACAAGAAAAAGAAGGGCAAGGACAAGGAAGAAGACATGGAAGAGGCCAAGAAGTCCAAAGAAGACGAAGAGGACATGGAAGAGGCCAAGAAGGTTGTAAAGGAACAGGAATGCTCCTGCAACGAAGACGATGATCTTCCGTGGTGCGATGATTGTCCAAAGGAAGACGAAGAAGACGAGATGGAAGAGGCTAAGAAGCCTCAACCAAAGAAGATGAAGGAACACCTTGCTCCTCTCTTCGATGGCCAAGACCTCTCGGAAGACTTCAAGACGAAGGCTGAAACCATCTTTACCGCTGTGGTAAATGAGAAGGCAAATGAAGTCAAGTCCTTCTATGAATCACAACTTTCAGAAGCAATTGATGCTCACAAAGCAGACCTTGCAGAGAAGGTAGACGAATACTTGTCATATGTGGTTGAAGAATGGTACAAGGAAAACAAGATTGCACTAGAGCGCAGTCTCCGTGCAGAGATTGCTGAGAACTTCATGGAAGGTCTTCGCAACTTGTTCACCGACAACTTCATCACTATTCCTGAAGAGAAGGTAGATGTACTTGAAGTAGCAAACACAAAGATTGAAGAGTTGACAAATCAAGTCAACGAAGAGATCAAGTCTGCTATTGAAAAGACCAAGCGCATTGCTGAGTTGGAAGCCAAGATTGCTTTCTCAGAATCTTTGGATGGTCTAACCGTATCTGAAGCAGAAAAACTAAAGTCACTTTCTGAAGGTCTTGAGTTTGAAACTGTAGAAGAGTATAAGACCAAGTTGAATGTTCTGAAAGAGACTTACTTCAAAGCACCATCAAAACAAACAACCGCAGACACACTCGTAGAAAACATTACCACTCCGCAAGGAACTTCATCGGTAATGGAAGCATACACTCGCACTCTCAGTAAGATTCGTAAGTAAACCCCCTCATAACGAGGTTATTTCAAAGGAGAATCCACAAATGGATAGCAAAATGGTAAACTCAAGCCTACTCACAGAGAAGTGGGCACCCGTACTTAATCACCCCGAAGCACCCGAAATCAAGGACGCATATCGCAGAAATGTTACTGCGGTTCTTCTTGAAAACCAAGAGCGTGATCTGCGCGAAGTCGCAGTAAACAACTTGGGAGCATCATATGCTTCAAGTAGCACCCCTTCATTGGGTATCGCTGCATCGTTCGATCCAGTAATGATTTCGCTCGTTCGTAGAACGATGCCAAACATTATTGCTTACGACATTGCATCGGTTCAGCCAATGAGTGGCCCAACTGGACTCATCTTTGCGATGAAGTCTAAGTATGTGGCTGGTGGTGCAATCGGACAAGAAGCCCTGTTCGATGAACCCGATACCGACTTCTCAGGTCGCGTTCCTGCTCCCGCAGGTCTAGTATCTGGCTCAGCAGGTACTGGCGGTCTGACAGGCGACACCGTGTTCGTAACAGGTGCTGCTGGTCCTGTTAGCCAGAGCGGTCGTGTTCACGCAGGTGGATACGGTGCATACGGTGCAACAACCGATCCGCTGAGTGCAAACTACAGCGTTGGTCAGGGTATGACAACAACTCAGTTGGAAACAAAGGGTGAAACAGGAAACCCATTCCAAGAGATGTCATTCACCATTGATAAGGGTACTGTGACCGCTGTTGGTCGCGCTCTGAAGGCAGAGTACACCACAGAACTCGCACAAGACCTCAAGGCAGTTCACGGTCTTGACGCAGAAAGCGAACTCGCAAACATCCTCTCCACGGAAATCCTCGGAGAGATGAACCGCGAGATCATTCGTACAGCCTACCTCACAGCCATTACAGGTGCAACGGTTGACAACGCAGCCAGCAACACAGGTAACGGTCGTTGGATGGTTGAACGCTTCAAGTACCTAGTCTACCGCATCGAGCAAGAGTGCAACAACATTGCACGCCAGACTCGCCGCGGCAAGGGTAACTTCCTGATTTGCAGCACCAATGTTGCATCCGCTCTCTCACTCGCAGGTCTGCTTGATTACGCTGGTCCGATGAACAACAAGACCATCGGAATGCCAGACGAAACAGGTGATCTGTTCGTGGGTACACTCAATGGTCGCATCAAGGTATATGTCGATCCATTCGTCAGCGCAGACTACTGCCTGGTCGGATACAAGGGATCGAACCCATACGACGCTGGTATGTTCTACTGCCCATATGTTCCTCTACAGATGGTGCGTGCAGTTGATACAAACACCTTCCAGCCAAAGATTGCGTTCAAGACTCGCTACGGTATGGCAACAAACCCATACAACATCACCGCTTCGGGTGGTGTACTAGCAAGTGCAAGTCTGAATCTTGCGGATGCTTCGTCGCTAACCCGCAATAATCAGTACTTCAGAATCTTTGCAGTAACCAACATCGCTGGCGGAGCCTAAGCCAACGAGTTAGCAAAAGGTTGACGGCGGGGAGGAGAAATCCTCCCCGCTTTCTTTTTGGATACATAATATGGAGGACAAATGGCCAACTTCGTTAACAACCAACCCACCGCAGAAAACTATCTGTATCCGACATCGTTTCAGTTGTCTATAGCCAGAATACCAGACACAATCTACAACTGTCAGACGGCGAATGTTCCAGGCATCACCGTAGCAGAAATAGCAAAGAATAATCCAGCCACAGGCAGAACTTTGAAGATTCCATCCCAAAGTCTCCAGTTTGAAGACCTACAGATCAAGTTTTTGGTCGATGAACATATGAGCAACTGGATAGAGATATACAACTGGATGCAAAATCTCAGGGTGGTTGCGGATTGGGCAACTGTTCAAAAGTTTCCAGATCAACTATCAGACGCATCGTTAGTGCTATACTCTAGTGCCAACAATCCCATCAAGGCACTCAGGTTTCACAATATGTTCCCGAAGGAACTGAGTTCTCTTGAAATGGACGCCACAGTAGACAACCCCGAAGCCATTACTGCAACAGTTACATTTGCCTTTGAGTTCTTCACTTTCGGCGACGATACGCTTTGACTTCTTTGCCTTCAGAGGTATACTTTCGTAATGAAACTAGACGAACTCCGTGCCATGGTCAAAAAAGATTTGACCGTTGACCCAACCGAACTCGACATCGCATCCTTGTTGGTGCCACAGTTGCATTCCAAGTATCTCAATCTTCTCATGGATGAAAAACTGATACTCCGTAAACTAAAACTAGAACTGTCTGCTCTAAAGAGAGTCAAGTGGGAGTATTACTCGGGAAGAATGAGTGAAGAGGCTCTTGCAGAGCATGGGTGGGAACCGTTTCACTTGAAGATTCTGAGACAAGACTTGGACAAATACTTGGAAAGCGATGCAGATTTGGGAGCGATACACACCAAACTTGCCTTCTGTGAAGAAAAAGTAGAGTACCTTACAGGGGTACTCAAGGCAGTAGCCAATTTGCATTGGAATATCCGTAGTGCAATTGATTGGAAGAAGTTTACACATGGCGCGTAAACTAGAAATCATCGGTTCTAATGTAGGAGAAGGAGAAGTATTTCGTTTCTTTCTTCGTCAAGCATATCTGTTTGCTAGAAGTAGCAATGATCCATCGACCCAAGTTGGTGCAGTAATTGTCCATGCAAAGTCAGGAATCATTAGTGGAGCCTGCAACTCTACTCCAAGTGGGTTGTCGGTATCTGAAGAACAACTAGTCAACACTACAGAAAAAGAAATCATCATGGAACACGCAGAGAGAAATGCAATCTACAAATGTGCTGCAAGTAGTCTTTCTTCTGTTGGATGTCATATGTACACTACTCTTCCTCCTTGCTTTGAATGCGCTAGAGGTATCATTCAGGCAGGAATAACGCAAGTGGTGGCACACAAGCAAATGCTAGATGTGTATGGAGAAACTTCTATAAAGTCAAAGAGATTGGAGCAGGGTTTGCATATGCTGCTTCAAGCAGGTATTCGTTGTGTGTTGTGGGATGGTAAGATATTTACTACACCGCTTACCACAGTACTGGTGCGAGGAAAGTCATGGAACCCATGACCTAAATACTACTATGGAAAGCATCATTGTTAGTAAGAAGAACTCTGTGTATCTGAAAGTTGATTGTGGTTCGCCTAGCGTGGCTCACGAACTTTCAGACTTCTTTACTTTCAAAGTGCCTGGATTTCAGTTTATGCCTGCCTATCGTAGCAGGATGTGGGACGGCAAAATTAGACTCTACAATCAGCATTCGCAAGAACTATATTGCGGGTTGCTAGACTATGTAAAGTCGTTCGCCAATGAGCGTAACTATTGGGTAGGTGTTTCTTTTCCTGAAGTTCAAGATACTTGGACACCCGATGATGTACGCGAGTACATGAAAACTCTAAACTTGATTGCTGCCGGAAAGCAGATTGATCCTCATGCACATCAGGTCGATGCCGTATGTCATGCACTAAACAAACAGCGATGTCTTCTTCTATCTCCAACAGGATCGGGAAAGAGTCTAATCATCTATGCTTTGATGCGTAGACGATTGGAAGAAGATGATCGCAAGGTTCTTATCATCGTACCAACTACATCTCTAGTAGCACAGATGGAAAACGATTTCATCGACTACGCTTCGGGAGATAAGTCTTGGAAAGCAAACAAGCACATTCATAAGATTTTCGCAGGACAAAGTAAAAGCACAGAAAAGCGAGTTGTCATTACTACATGGCAAAGCATATACAAGCAACCAGCCAAATGGTTTCAGCAGTTTGGGTCTGTGTTTGGGGACGAGTGCCACCTATACAAAGCAAAATCGCTGTCAACCATCATGTCTCGACTCACCGACTGCGAGTTCAGAGTCGGAACTACAGGTACACTTGATGGTACTCAAACTCATCGCCTTATCATTGAAGGACTATTTGGCGCCGTTCACAAGGTCACAAGTACAACAGAACTCATCAAGCAAAAACTACTCAGCGATTTTACCATTGACTGCATTACCCTGAAGTATTCTGACGAAGACTGCAAAGCGGTGAAAGCCATGCGATATCAAGAGGAAATCGACTTCTTGGTATCTCACCCTAAGCGTAACAAGTTCATCACAGACTTGGCGTGCAAAACCAAAGGCAACACACTAGTACTTTTCCAGTATGTCGAAAAGCACGGTAAACCGCTGTATGACATGATTCTCGCACAAGGTAAAAATCTTGGGAAAGAAGTGTTTCTAGTATTTGGTGGAACCGATGTAGAACAAAGAGAGTATGTCCGTACACTCGCTGAAACCAAAGACAATGCCATAATCGTAGCGTCATACGGAACCTTCAGCACAGGTGTCTCTATACGCAGACTACATAATATAGTGTTTGCATCCCCTTCCAAGAGTAGGATCAGGGTGCTTCAGAGCATTGGGCGTCAACTCCGAAAGTCGGAGCATAAAGAAAGAGCAAGACTGTATGATGTTGCAGACGATCTGCGGTGGAAATCTAAGGTGAACTTTACCTTGAATCACTTCTTGGAGCGCATGAAAATCTACGCCACAGAGAAGTTTGACTTTAGCACGGTAACAATCAAACTATAGGAGGCGCAATGGAATACAGCGATCCAACCATAATCAAACTAAAGTCTGGCGAAGATATCATTGCCACCGTAAGAGGTATCACGAAGACACGCATGGTACTAGAGAATCCGTTTACCGTTGAAACTCTAACCCTAATAGATCAGCATGGAGTGCCAAGAGATGAAAAACTCTTGATGAAGAAGTGGTGCAACTGGGTAAAAGATCCCGTAATCTCTCTGCCAAAAGCACAGATTGTAGATTGCATGACCCCTAGCGATAAGGCTATTGCACACTACTTGATGGTTGTGAAGAATGGAGGAATCTTCCGACTAACTCCAGCAGAACAGGCAGAACTGGAAGCGGGTGCAGCATTCATGCAAGAGTTGTTGGATCAGATTAAGAGTGGTGAAGTTACGCCTGAAATGATTGAAGAAGGAAGAGAAGCCAGTGAGCGACAAATCGACAACATTCCCGAGCAACTTCCTCCCGAGGATACAAGTGGAAACGATAAGGATTACGGTAACAGACCAAATGATTGGTCGCCTGATCCCCGTGACTACCTTTAAGGTGTTAAGGACCGTGAAACCTTCACTCTATGTAGTGGAGGTGCAGACGATGCCTGTAAGAAATCTCAAGACTTTTTCTTACAGACTAGCGCCAAAGTGAAACCGTGATATACTTTCATCGAATGGAGCAATATGAAGAAGCGCAAACCAAAACCTGAACAGACGGAAGAGTTGGAAATCGACTCGGAAGATATAGAGAAAGACATTGAAGAAGAAACCAAATCTGGGCATTACATCGACAACAAGGTGTTTTATGCAGAGATGGTAAAGTGGAAGGCGTTTGTAGACTTAGAACGGGCAGCGGGTAGAAAGACTCCTCCAGTTACAGACTACATCGGTCAATGTTTTCTTGATATCGCAACACACCTGTCATATAGACCAAACTTTATCAACTATCCTTACCGAGAAGAGATGATTGGCGACGGCATTGAAAACTGCCTGATGTATGCCAGCAACTTTGATCCGAGCAAGTCGAAGAATCCATTCTCGTACTTTACACAGATCATCTACTTTGCCTTTCTACGCAGAATAGCCAGAGAGAAAAAGCAGATGTACATTCGATACAGGATGCTAGAAGCGGCGGATAAGACAGGTGTAATACGCCGTAACTTGCTTGATGTAACTGAATCAACTACAGATGATCCTGTTGCAGAGTTCTTTCATCTTTCGCAGACTGATATAGCCAAGTTTTCAAAAACAGAACAGGCGAAAGACAATAGAAAGAACAAGGCAAAGAAAACCAAAGGCAACAAGCGCAATCGACTTGACGAGGTATAAACAGGTTGTATACTTGATGCGGTGAGTAGTTCACAATGAAACTAGCCATTATCAACGATACGCACTTTGGCGCCAGGTCTGATTCGCCAGTATTTGGTGAGTACTTCTTCAAGTTCTTTGATGAAGTGTTCTTTCCTTACTGCGACAAGCACGGTATCGACACCGTGTTGCACTTGGGTGATCTGTTAGATCGCCGCAAGTTTGTCAACTTCCAAACGCTGAATCAGGTACGAACGCGCTTCATGGAACCGCTGTTGCAGCGCGGCATGACTGTTCATTGCATTCTTGGCAATCACGATGTGTATTACAAGAACACCAACCTAGTGAACTCTCCAAAGGAACTGTTTGGAGAACGCTACACCAACTTCATCATTTATGAAGAGCCGATTGAATTGCAGTTTGGCTCTCTGCGCGTGGCAATGGTGCCGTGGATTAACAAGAACAACCAAGAAGACTTCATGCGCTTCAATCGGCTCTTCATAAATGATGAAGTTGGTGTAGC